ATTTTTACGCATACACCGCACTGATCCATTTGTTCGCAACTCGGCAATCGAGTACGAATTTTACGTTCAAAGCGATGGCGCTCACATCCTCAACCTCACTACGGCAGACGCATCCGAGGTGTTTGTTACCTACAAGAAGAGGTTGGACCAGCTTACCACATTGGACGTAGCGGGAGCTGGCACCACTGAAGTGCCACAGGAATTTTTCTATTTCATGGCCCATGCTACATACGCCGACTTTCTTCGACTAGATGGACAGCACCAAAAGGCTGTTCTGGAAGACCAAATAGCCGAAAACTATCTAGGCGAGGAAATGGACAACCCACAGCAAGTAGCCAATAACAACACTGTAGGCAAACGCTTTAAAACTTATGTATCTCAACAAGCACGATAAATGAACTCACGCACATCCAATCTATATATCGGGAACGTAAACCCGAACGGCACTCCAGAAAACTTATCAGCAGCTACTACTGGTACTGGAGCATTTTTTTCCGATTTCCATGCAGACACTGATTATGTAGTTATTGATGTCCAAGACAACAATGTAATTGTTACGTTTGATGGATCTGCTCCCACTGCATCTAATGGTCATCTTCTTGTAAAAGAACAAGGCCTCATTGTGCTAAGCAAGAACGCCGCTAAAGGAGCAAAGTTCCTTGGGTCTGGTGGAACTTCAATAATTCAAAGCACTGAGTTTGTAGACTAGTCCCTATGAGAAACGTAGGGCTTAAAAACATTTTTGAGTTCTTACGGGCAGGTCGCGTAGGAGCTAGAATCGGTGGCGCAGTAGTTACTGTCTATGAGAGTTTTCTTGTAGACGATGGTGCTGGTGGCACTGAGTCATTTATAGATTCAGCAGGAGAAACATTTAACGTAAGACAGTAATGGCGTACAACAGTTCACATACAGGCGTACAAATAGATGATGCTATAGACAAGACTCAGTTGATGCCTGAGCTAAAGGGGGAAAGAACAACTTACGCCAATCTCCCAGCAAGCCCGACTACTGGCGATGTTTATCTAGTTACCACTGCCACTGCTGGCTACCCTGCTGGGTTTTACCGTTACAGTGGATCTGCTTGGGTATTTATGGGAAGGGAGGCTGCTCCTGTAGACTCGGTCAACACTCAGACCGGAGCAGTGGTACTAGATGCTGACGACATAGACGACACTTCAACTACCAATAAATTTACGAATGCTGCCGACATTAGCAGGCTATCAGCGGTTGAAGCTGGGGCTGACGTAACCGATACAGCTAATGTGCAAGCGGCTGGAGCCTTGATGGATTCGGAGGTAGATGCCGACATCAAAACGCTATCTCTGCCAGCCAACACAACTATAAGCGCGTTTGGAGCTAGTCTGGTTGACGATGCTGACGCAGCTACGGCAAGGACCACGCTAGGCGTTGATGCGGCTGGGACAGATAACAGTACAGATGTAACCCTGGCAGGGACGGGAACCTACATTAGCATTGCTGGGCAGGTCATTACGGTAGACCCAATTACGGAGAGCGACATTTCCGATTTGGGGACGTACCTCACTGCCGAGTCCGATACGCTGGACAGCGTAACAGGACGTGGAGCTACGACGACTAATGCCATAACTGTTGGGTCCATTGACATCAATGGCGAGATCGTAGAACTGGCCGTCAATACAACCAGCGTTACTGGATCAACTTCACTAGACCCAGCTAACGGAACAATCCAGAGGCTGACGTTTTCGGGCAATGTTACATTTACTGATTCTCTTGCTAACGGCGAGTCTATAACGCTTCACATAGACGATGGGACTGCATACACTGCCACTTGGCCTACGATGGAATGGGTCGGTGGATCGGCTCCAACATTAGACACCACCAACGAAACAATCATAGTGATCTGGAAGGTTAATAGCACACTGTACGGAATGGCATCGGGGGTATCATCATGAACATACTAAAGATCACAGACGGAGTACCAAGGAAATATAGCGAGTCTCGGTTGAAACGGGACAATCCTAAAGTTAGTTTCCCGAGCTTACTAACTGCAACTATGCTTGCAGATTTTGATTGCTATGCTTACACCGTAGATCCTAAGCCATCCTACAATGCTACTCTTCAAAACTTAAATCCAGTATTTGAACAAAGAGCAGATGGATGGGTTCAAACTTGGGAGGTTGTAGATTTTAGCTATGAGGCTGCCAAAAGCCGACTCCAATCCCAGATTACAGCGGATCGCTGGAATAAAGAGCAAGGTGGCGTTGAGTGGCTAGATAGCAATTTTGACTTGTGGCGTATAGCTACAGATAGCAACAGCCAGCAGAAGATGACTTCTGTCCTGACTATGCTAAATGCAGATCCATCTTCAACTGGTTATGCTAATTGGAAGATGGATAAGAAGGTGCAGATCACCTGGACTGACTTCGACGAGGATGGCAACGAGATACAATTCACAGAAGAGGTTTGGCAGAAAGCGTTCCGACAGAACTCATTAAATGAGTGGAACGAAATGGTCGTTTTGGTTAGCACTCATATTAAAAACTGTTTTGATGCAGAGTCTAATGCGTTAGCTAAAGTGGAAGCTGGCGATCTTACTGTTACATTTCAGAGCGAGTTTGAATTGCTGTAATGCTGCGTTGGAAGTCCAGTTTAAAGCCTGCTAGTGGTGGCGGCGGAGTCGGCACAGACCCTGCTACACTTAACGGTTTAGTCCTGCAACTGAACGCAGATACCGATGTTTTTAGCGATGCAGGAATAACTCCTGCCGTTGATGGCGATTCAGTACAGGAGTGGCATGACCAAAGCGGATCGGGTAATGACGCGACAAATTCAGGATCTGGAAAACCCGTTTTTGAAACAACGGGCATTGCTTCATTGGATACTATATTATGGGATTCAGCTTCTGAGCAAAATTTAATATCTCCAGTTAGTAGTGCTATGGACCCGGTTACAATGCTGTTTGTAGTTGAGTTTAACGATTTGTCCACTACTAAAGGTTTCATAAACAGTACAGCAACAGGAGGTTGGCAAGGGCGGGTAGATGCAAGCGGCACCTTATCGTTTATTCGTCAATCAGTTGGTGGTCTTGCAACTACAGGATCTGGAGTTATTTCCGCTGGTACTCCTTATGTTATAGCATTTACGCTAGAGGCGGGGAACGATTGGAGAATACATGTTGGCAGCACTGTTTATAGCGGAACATCAACCGATAGTCCAAGCGGATCAGGAACTGTAAGACTGGGTTCAAGAGCTTTTGGCGAGCGCATGGACGGATTTATTTCGGATGTTTATCTATACAATCAAAGTCATTCTCAGTCAGATATAGCAGATGCTATTACTTTTTTAGAAGCAAAATATAGCACTACGGGCATCACACTTGAGGATTCTGCTTCAACGACTGCTGCTGATTTTTCTGCGCCAACCGATATAGATGTCAATATACCAGCGGTTTCTGCTAACGACATTCTATTGATGCTTTGCGCAACAGGCAGAAATTCTGATCCAACAACTTCTCCTCCAACTGGTTGGACAAAGATAGTCGAACAAGATGGAACACCCTCATATCAATCAACTGTAGCGGCTTATTGGAAACGTGCTTCTTCATCGGCGTCAGCTACAACGGAAACTTGGTCTTCGTTTTATCCTGCTGCTGAAACTTACTATATTTGGGTCGGAGCTTATTCTGGTTGCGTGACAAGTGGATCGCCAGTTGATGCCTACGGGTCATCAGCAATTGGTTATGGTACGCCGTGGTCTGTCAATGTTACGACAACAACCGCAGACACGATGATCGTTACAATATCTGGAAGCACCAATTCAGGCGTAACGCATACTTGGTCCGATGGTACAGAGTTGATTGATACTGCATACCCAGGCACTAGCGATACTGTTTCTATAAATGAAAAACTAGAAGCTACTACTGGATCTAAAACCAGAACCGTTACGCCTAACATAACAACTGGAAATGCTATGGCAGCAGTGGCGTTGAGGTCTGCCCCTGTCAACGACAACTTTGAGTTTACGGTAACAACCACAACGGCCAGCGAGACGTTCACTATACCATGTCAAAATTCGGGAACATTTAATGCAACAGTGGACTGGGGTGATGGAAGTACATCAACTATCACTGCATACAATGATGCTGATCTTGTTCACACTTATGCAACGGCAGGCGACCACAACATAAGTATTAGCGGAACCTTTCCAAACATATACTTCAATAATGGTGGGGATAAGTTAAAGGTTAAGAGTGTAACGAATTTGGGAAGTGTTGGATGGACCATATTTATTTCCGCATTTTATGGATGCAGCAATATGACGTCCTTTACGGCCGGAGATTGTGACACCAGCAGTGTGGCAAGAATGGATGCTATGTTTTATGATTGTACATCATTAACGTCTGTTGATCTATCCTCTTTTAATACAAGCAGCGTCACGAACATGGGAAATATGTTTTTCAATTGTTCATCATTAACGTCGCTCGATGTATCCTCGTTTAATACAAGCAGCGTTACAAGCATGAGTCAAATGTTCCGTAATTGCTCATCATTAACATCGCTTGATTTATCCTCGTTTAATACAAGCAGTGTTACAAACATGAGTCTCATGTTTTTAAGTTGTACATCATTAACGTCACTTGATGTATCTTCTTTTAATACTAGCAATGTAACAAACATGCAGCAAACATTTGCTAGTTGCTCATCACTAACATCACTTGATGTGTCCTCATTTAATACTAGTAGCGTGACGAATATGCTTGCTACATTTAGTTACTGCTCATCATTAACTTCACTTGATTTATCGTCCTTTAACACAAGCAGTGCGACGAGGATGGATCAAATGTTCTATAACTCTTCGTCATTAACGTCTGTTGATCTATCCTCGTTTACCACAAGCAGTGTCACGAACATGGGAAGTATGTTTAGAAACATGGGTGGAGGTACTGCTCAACTTACAATTACAGGCATTGAGGACTTTGACATTACTGCTGTAAATGCAAACAAGATGGTCAACTTTATGCTTGGAACTGGTGGTCTATCTACAACCGTTTATGATGAGTTGCTAGTAAACTGGGAGGCACAAACAGGATACAATGCACAAAATCCCCATTTCGGAGGATCGAAATACACCGCTGGCAGTGCCGCAGCAACAGCAAGAGCCGATTTGGTTACTGCTGGATGGACTATAACAGATGGAGGAACAGCGTAGAACCATGAAAATTGTACTCCTATCATTAGCATTTCTTGGTACCGTTCTAAACGCAGCAGACCTGCGTTTGGAATGGCAGGACAACTCGGACAACGAGGACGGCTTTGAGATTTGGAGACAAAAGAACGGTGGAGAATGGCTATTGATAGGAGCCACAAATGCAAACGATGCTGCTTTTGTTGATGGCGTTATACCTATTGGCGCAACCTTATCATATAAAGTGAGAGCTTGGAATCAATTTGGCGAGAGTGGTTTTACTAACATAGTAAGCATTGGCACTTTCCCTCCAGCCGCTCCAAGCAGTCTGAAAGG